CCATCTAAAATTTTGTAATTAATTTTATTTGTACTGGGGGATTTTTTTTCTGGTGCAGTATAAGATTCAAAATTTATGTTATGTAACTGTCCCAGTGTCTTGATAGTGGGATATTTATTTCTGTTATGTTCCTGAACATATACATATCCTCCATCCTCAACCGCCTGCACAGTGCCAATTTTGTCACCATTGTTCTCTACGATCCAGTATTTGTTTTTTACAACTGGTTTGGCTATTAGTTTAATCATTTTGTCCAAGATTAAAATATTCCTTTAGGTAAGAAATATTGTCGCCACGGCGCCAGGCTTCGTCTATACATTCCTGCACCAGTATTTTTGCAAACAACATTTGTAATTGCGGATTAATTACGGGATAATGAGCTCCCCCGGCTGCTAGACTTATTTTATAGATTTTTTCGTTCATTTTTTCCATTTAAGTGTATCCTCTAGCCAAGTCCTACATTCTTCCCATTCTGTATATTGATGGGATTGTCCGCCGTGATTAGTCCAATCCTTACAATTAGATTCACGATCATCTATTAATATATCTCCTGGCCTACAATGTTGCCATTTATCCTGACTGTAAGGCCCAAAGAATACAGGTATGCCTGGAAAATTATCCGCAGCCCATCTAATTTTATCATAAAACGCATAAGGTAAATCATTGTCTCTAGGTATAGCAGTTAAAAAAGCAAGAAATATATCTTTGTCAAAGTTACTAAACCTGTAATATTCTAGCCAATTTACTAGATCTTTGCCACCAGGTTTTACTTTTAGATCTCGATATAGCCTAGAATTTTGTGCAAGTTTATTCCAGATCTCGTTGGGATATTCCCCAGTGCTAGGTGGTGCACCCACTGTACGTTCTGCATACTCGTTAAAGTCAGCTACTACTCCGTCCATATCTATATAGATGTTCATTCTATAATTTTCCTAATTTCCTGTTGTATTTTAAGAATTCTATAATTGTTAATTGGGGCATTTTTAAAAAAATAAAAAAGCCAGACGATTACCAAAGCGGCCACTAGATAGGTCATAAAACTCCATAACTTTTCTAGTATTTTTATCCAGTTAAGTGGTAAGTCTTTCATTCTTTACTGTACTGTACCTATTGTAGATTTCATACAGACCCTTCTTCTATAATTCGAGAAGTCCATTTGGATCTTTTAATGAATTTTTGTGCTTCTTCCAGTGTTTCAAACATTTTAGGCCTTGAGTATTCACCTGCATCATTAGTTATCGTCAAAGTACGCCAAAATTTTAGTCCAAAGATCCAAGTCAATTGAACCTGCACAGTGTAAAATGTCTCACCGTTGTCGTCACGAAATTCAATGATTCTGTATCTGTCTTTCATTCCAAGTACTCTGATACTAGCATTTCTGCATATTGATTGGCATTTTCACTGAGTTTAACTAGATCATAGCGGCCACAAAATTTTAAAAACTGTGCACCTATCATTGGGGTTCGTTTAGCCACTCTATTAGAGTTGATAGTCTCTGTGATCTTGGCTCTTATGTCTTCAGGTTGGGCAGTGAGATCCACCAAGATACGATTTCTATTATAATCGTCCAGCACTCTATGTTCCACACCCTCGTGGTCTACCCATTTCTGCAGCATCAGATTATTCCAGGAGTAACCACGGCTATCGCGATCTGCATAAGCTTCCGTAAGTCCTATTTTATTCTTTGAACCTTTAGTCCTAACGCCTGGGTAAGCTGAAAAAATGTTATCACTGGCGTCGCCACGCATACATTTTTCAAAAAGTATCCATTGTGGGTCAGGTATTGTCTTGGGTTGTTTGGTTTTTTTATCTATTACTAGATTTCCCTTTTTATCTAGTATGCCGTCTAGTGTATGCAATTCATCCTGAATACCATTATATTGAACTACGTTTTTATTCAATAGTTGATAAAAATCAGTATCTGAACTAACAATTACGTGAGAGTCATTGGGATGTGATTGTATCCAGCCTGCAATAAGATCATCGCCTTCAAGTTCAGGATTTTGCAATACTGTACAGTTAGTTTTTTCAATAAGAAATTTTTGCAATGCATCAAAAGTTTCCCAGAACATTCGATCTTCTTCTTGTTCACGTTCGGTCAGAGCAGCTCGAGCCACAGCTCGGTTAGCCTTGTAGGGGCGATAATAATCTTTACGCCAACTACGCCCCTCTAGGGCGAAGACCACGTGGTCAGCTTTTTGATCACGCCAGGCTTTAAAAACACTACCCAGTGTAACGTGCAAGGCAAAGCCCACACGTTCTTCAGCAGAACTGGCTCGATGGGAGGCGTGTCTGGCACGGAAAAAGGTATTAGCAGTGTCAACAACTAGATATTTTTTCATAGTATAATAATAGCGTATTACACTAATTTTGTCAAATGTTCCGATATATAAGTTGCCCAGATTCTATGGGCTTGGCCGTTAAAATAACCATTTAGATTAGGTCTATGCCCACGTTTGGTAAGATAATTGACATAATCAGAAGTAGGATAAAAAATATGACGTACTTCTCTATCTTTAAGATAGTTACTTAGCTGTTGTAGACGTTTCGGATTCTCAAAGGAAAATCCTAGTATGACCTTGAGTGCACCACGTTGCCAATTTTTATCAACATAGTTCTTAGTGTGATATAAAATGTCAGTTTCTGTATTTCTAATATCTGCGTCTACTTTGATCTCTGCCTTGAACACGTCAGCCAATAAGTATGGCCAGCTGGTAACGTAATTTTTTGGATGTGGGACACGGCCCTGATACCAAAAATCAAAATCTTCTTCTGCAACGGCGTGAGGAACTTCCGCATAGGCTGCGGCACAATGCCCGTCACCGTTAACATAGATTATCACGAAATTTCAGTCCTTCCGTTACCAAGATTTTTTCTATTAAGAGTTAGTCTATCAGTATCATTGGCTTCATACTGTTCATAGGTTTCCATAACTACATTGCGACATATAGTCTGGAACCATTGTTCTACAATTTGACTATCATCTTTACCTTGATAACCGGCTCTAACAAGCTTGGTCACAAAATGATCATTCCAGTCAAGTTCAAAGGCACCATTGCTAATATTATCAGGATCTAGATCTACACTGAGGATGGCTACCCAGGGTTCTCCACGTTCAGTGGCCAGTTCCTTGGTGGATTTAGATTTTGCACTTATACGTGCTTTACCTTTAGGTGCTTTTGTGTCTGCGACAGTGGTTGTTTTCTTAGCAGTTGTTGTTGTTTTCTTAGTAACCATATTTTAACCTTTTCATAATTTTTCTAGTCTACCAATGTTAACACAAAGACTAGTTACTGGGATCATTGGTATCAGTTCCCCATTTGACATTTAGCCAAGTCCTTTCGTGTACATAATGTAAAATAGTCAGAACAATATTAGCCATAATTGCTCCGCTCCATCCCGCCCAAATTGCTGTAATCAATGTTGCTATTACTCGCCAACATATTGCTCTTACTATAGTTCTTTTGTGTGTTTCAGTCATTAAGTGCCCCAGGCATTTTTGAATAGTGGTACCTGTAGTCTGTCAGAATATCTTAGTCCGTGTTTCATTGCAAGCTCTGCAACACGCCGGTTATTTAGTGCATATATATTCTCGACTCCACCCACCGGCATCAAGTATACGTGTCCACTGAAGCCTTCTTTTTTGTATAGTTCAATTACTTCTAATGCCTCATCGACGTCTTCGTTAGTTGCCACTACAAATTTAAGATATGTGTGTCCTAGATCTTCGTATTCTCTTACAATATCTGGACGAATAGCATCTTCACGTTTCTCACCACTAACACTTAGTTTTGGACTAACACTAAATGTTAAATTATGATAGCCGTGTTTATGAGACCATTTATAAAGATATAGTTTGAATTCTTTAGTTAACTCTTGAGTACCATTAGTTTCAAATGTAATATCTTTTAGTTTTTTAAGTTTATCGTGACTTAATAAGTCTGGATAGCTGCGTTGCCAGCCCAGTAAAGGTTCGCCGCCAGTGATTACTAAATGAACATCTCTCCATTTATTATCTGGAATTATTTCTATCATTCTGTCTGCAATAGCATCTACAGTAAGAACAGGGCTCAAATCTTTGAATCTAGCGTCCCAACTGGCATAGCTATCGCAGCCAGTTGACACCACTGGGAGGTCTTCATATTTTTCAAACTTATTAATTTCTTGTGCTACTTGGTCATTGGCTGTACTACGCTCCCCACGCGGCATACCAAATCCAGCGCAGGTAAAATTACAACCAAATGTTCTTAAGAAAACAGAAGGAACGCCCATAAAGCGCCCTTCACCTTGTATGCTATAAAATAGTTCTGCTACTTTTAATTTGCTCATACAAATAAATCCTCATTCCATTCGCGATGGCCTTCACGGAAAGCCATATTACTCTGTGTTTCACGTACTTCTACACGATAGCACCAAAGGCGTTCTGCCTCACCAGGACCCCACATATCAGGAATATACACTCCATTGACATATTTGTAAAGCATATCGGCCAAACCTTCACAGCCTAATCTTGGAAGAATGGTTAATTTAGCCATTTTCTTTTCTTGTAGTAGTTTAAAAGTCTCCAATTCTGGGTCATCTTGCGCTACTAGTAATGTATGATCGAATTGATCTTCTAGAGTCTTTTTAAGTTCTTTGAGTCCGCCGTAATCAGCAGCCCAATTGCGCACATCTAGATAATCTGTACCGAAGTAGAACTTCATACTAAAAGCATAACCGTGAATTAGATTACAGTGACTATCGGCACGCCATTGACGATAGGCGCAGGGAAAGGCGTCGTGATACTCTTTTGTACTGGTAAATTTATATGTAACAGGTTGCATTGTATTTCTCCTATGTTAAGATTTTAGCATAGGCTGTAGAATTTGTAGAGCGGGATAAAGCCAGAAAGGCCGCTGTGTAGATTAGTATTTATTGAGTAAGCATTCGTGCTAGGCCAATTGTATCAATGGTGACTAATAGCAAGTAGTTAGCCAACATCCCAAATGATTTCCTAGTATAAGCAGCCCAACCATAGATAGCGCAACCAGTAATCCAAATAGGATAAAGAACAAGTAGTGGTGGTTGCGGAACAGTGAGGGCCATAGTAATACTGCAACCAATACTAATAGCCCAAGCAAGCAACTCGGCAGCAAACCGTAGAGGATGAGATTTAAAGTCATCTTGTATCCATTTAAAAATATCAGTTAGAATGTTGGTCAAATAATTTCACCTTGTTGTTGTTCATAAAGTTCCATTTGATTCTGTAAATTAGTGGTTATAATTGAGTCAAGATATTTTAGTACAAATAAACTGGCTACAGATGCATCTTCACCGTTAAAGTGTAACTTTACTTGTTGGGTACTAGTATATTTATAACTACGTTTACCACGACCATATCGCACAAAAGTTGTGTCTATTGATCTACCACGGGCGTCAAAATAAGTGTCAACAGTAACTTCTCCACCCACCAGTTTATACCATTCAATCATATCTTGAGTGAGATTTTGCACATCAATATAGATGCTGAAATTAAGTTTCACGCCAGGTGGTAATGCTATCATCTTTTCCACCAGGTTTCGTAGGGAAAGTCTACCCAGACGTCCTCGTCAGCCTTGTTGATCTCCATACCAAAATAATTCATTGATGCGTTGCAATTACTAGAGGCATTATCCACTATAACTGCAAATTTTACATTACTTCCCCAGACCCTATTCCAGGCGTCGTCGTCAGGCAGACAACCACTGCGCCAATCCTGCATAATCCAATTAAACGTGGCACCAGTATCATTGATGTCATCTACTAACAGTATATTTTTGCAATTAAGTGGATCGTGACCTTTTCCATCTACGTACCCAAAAGCATCCTCAGCCATCCAGAGGTTACTTTCTTGATCGCTGCCATCACGCAGACTTACCTTGAGAGTTTCACAAGGAACATCAAGGTAATGACTAAGCATAACTGCAGGTAGTAAACCTCCTCTAGTTATACCCACAATATAGTCTGGTCGCCAGTCAGATAGAGTGATTTGTCTAGCAATTTCCGATACTAGTGATCGAAAGTGTTTGTCGGTTATAGTAAGTATGTTCATTAGAATGAATAATTAATGGTTGCACGGCCAGCTGGGACACCTTGATTGGTAACCAGTCCAGTGACACTGTAGGATATGTTTTTGTAATTTTCCAAGCGTCCAGAATAATCTAAACGAGCGTAACTACGCACAGTGTCCTTGATTTGTGAACTAGAACTAGTATAAGCGAAGTTCCCTTGGTTGTCAACACTACTAGGCAATGTCATATTCACTGAGCCAGCAAACGCATAGGGTAATATACCTGCGGCTACCTTGAGTTTGTTAGTCATTGCATACTCAACATCAGCCCAGCCTGTATAGATTGGGCTTAGAGAAGTAATCAGGCCTGGTGAGTACTGACTAGTGACCTGCATAAGTCCACCGCGATAAGACCAGGGTCCTTGAGTGTGCATCACACTGCCTTCTAATATTGAAGTGTTATGCAACTGTCCCCAGGTGCCTGACATAGAAAACCAAGGGTTAAAAGGAACCTTACTCAAACTCATTGACGCAGAAGTATTTTCTCCTAGTGCAATTCCGCCCATTGCCATAGCCCAGGATTTGGCACCTTCCATTGGATCATTGGTACTGTTAAATTTAAAATTACCAATTTCCACAATATTGGTATTTTGCAATTGCAGACTGGCTAGTCCGTGTTGAATGGCCTGATAGGATCGTTGACTCCAGTAGTCAGAAGAAGTTAATCTTTGTCCAACGTCTAAACTAAAATTACGGTTATAATAATCAACACCCGTAAAACT